GCGAGCGTCTGGAACGTCACGGGCGGCGGGGCGTTGTAGACCGCTCCCGGCTTGTACACGTCCACGCGGGCCACGTAGTACCGCTTGGTAGTATCCAGCGTGATGGCGGGGGAGGCGGCCGGAGCCACGATCCCTGCGTTTGTGCAGGAACCAGACCCCTTCCACCGCTTCGGCTGGAGCCCGCTGCCCTGCGCAATGATGAGTTCTCCGTACCGCCCTTGAGCGCAGGAGAACGGACGTGTCGCTGACATGCCTGTGGCGATGACGGTCACGACGGCGGCTCCTGTTCGTAGTCGTAGAAGCCGCCCGTGTAGTTGCTCTGCACCTGCCCGGCCGACGGGGTGAGCGACACAATGAGCGGAGCCCCTGTGGCCGCTCCGTACGCTGGGGTCGCCAGAGCCACGATGTCGCCCGTGCTGTTCATAGCCAGCAGCGTGACAGACGTGCTGGTGACGTACGGGTAGAAATCACGAGTCTCTGGTGCGGCCGGCGACGTTGCCACAGGCCGCATGCCCCCGCGAGTCGTGAGTTGGCCCGGAACGATGGTCGTCAGGTTCGTCTGCTCGACGGCAGCGCCCGGAGGGACCACGTACGGGCTGGCGTTCGTAATGAGCCCAGCCCACTTGCCATGAGCCATTCCTATACCCCCGTGTCTGGCCCGGAGGGCGAGTAGTACCCCAATGCACGAGGCCCGTCGATCGCGCCGCCATCGCGACGGCCGCTGACCGGAGCCACGCTGTCGGCCTCAAACGCCATCCGCATGTCACGGGCATGGACCGCCATCGCCCCCTCGACGTTCTTGCCCAGCATCTTGGCGGCCCACACCTCTGCCCCGCTCAGGATGGCTGAAAACATGCCGTCGCTGGCGTCAACGTAGTCGGACACCACCGTCTTGGCGTTGGCCGGCGGTGTGCCTACCAGACTTCCCGCCACGCCGACGATCTCCTCCGCCGTGTACGGGTTGATCCCCGACGGCCCCTCCGGGAACGCCGTCGCCGTGCCGTATCGCCGCACCATGCCCGTCTCGCTCAGCGAGCCGTTGCGGCAGGCAGTCTCATAACCCATGTACCGCAGCGGCATCGGCTTGCGGCGGTAGGTGTAGGTGAAGGTCAGCGTGGCGTCCGGGTCGCCAGCGATCTTCAGCACCCAGCGGTCGTATTTCTCAGGATGCTTCATCACCGTCCAGAGGAGCGGTGCGTTGAGTTCCGGGATGCGGATGTTGACCCGAGTCCATTCAGTCGGGCTGACGTATGACACGCCCCACGACGACGTGGATGGCGGGATTAGTCCGTCCACGTTCCGGACGTTTGCCGGCAGCGTATAACTCACGCCCGGCCCAGTGCCGGCGTCGGGCGTCGTCAGCGTTCCGGTGGCGATGTGCCAGTTCCAGTCTCGGGCATTGGCCACGTCGCGGTACGCATGGTGCGCAGCCGCCCGCAACAGCCGATGCTCGCTGTCCTGCGCTCCGCCGCCGACGGAGTTCATCAAATACTCCATCACGTCTTGCGCAGCGTAGTACATGAATCAGCCCTTGACGCTGATGCGGAACGTCGCCGTGCCGGCATTGACGACGGCCACGATGTACGGGGCCCCAAACAAGGCGTCCGGCAGGACGTAGGCTTGGTTGGCCGCGATGGTGGTCGTCACGCCCGCCCCGTCGGCGTTGACGGGCACGGGGGTCAACTCAGGCCCGAAGGCCACGTGCCACGTGATGGTCGTCGCACTGGACACGGCGTCCACGACGATGATGCCGCCAGCCGCAGCACCAAAGGGAATCTTCGGGCTGGTACTGGCCGAGTTAGTGGCCGTGAACGGGCCGGCGACCGAATTGAGCCGCTCGATCTTGTTGGGCATTACTTCTTCTTCCTTTTCCAGTGGGGCACGATCCGGTCCTTCACCTTCTCCACCGCCTCGCCACGCTTCAGTTTGGGGTTCCGCCGCATCTCCTCACGCACATGCTCACGCAGGATGCGGGGGTTGATGTCCACTTCCTTCGGCGGGCCCTTCTGCGGAGGCACGTAGTCCACGATGCCATGCACCTCCAAGTCCCGCTTTTTGGCCACCCGCAACACGTCGCCGGCACTGTCCACCCACGCCTCCGGGTCCAGATGCCCACGCTTGTCCGCGATGCCGCCCATGTAGAACTTGCCGGACGTGTTGATCCCGGCCGCACGGGCCTGCTGGATCAGCCACGCCGCCTGCTTCTTGGGGATGCGGTTGAGCCACTCGCCGGCCAGCCGGCCCTCCATAAACGCCCGGTCGGTCCCCCGCGTGCCGGGCGGCTGCTGAAGGGCACACATGGCCGCAAACTGCTCAGTCTGCCCAGCCTCGACCATGCGGACGTAGTGGGCCCGCACGTCCTCTGACGCAGTGGCAATCTCGGGGGGAAGGCTGATTTTGCTCATGGCACTACTTCTTTGTGTCCTTCTACGGCTGCATCTCGGGCGGCACCTGCGGCGGCGGCCCTTCAGGCTGAGATGGCGGCATCTCGGGGGGCGGCTCCTGACCGCCACCACCAGCCCCCTCCGGGCCAGCAGGCGGACCCGGAGGAGGACCGGCCGGCTGGGGAGGGGGCGGTGGAGGAGGCAGGAGATACGGCTTGGCGTCGATGTCGAGGCTCTCCGCCCAGTCGGTAATGAGGGCGTTCAGCGGGTCCACCACGCCCATCGGGACGAGCCCCTGAAGGATCGGGCCAAGCGTCTGGAGGGCCGCCTGCATCTGCTCGACGCGGGTCGCCTTGTTGGGCTTCCGGGCCGACCCGGCCTCGATCCGATACTCAAACTCACGGGCCACCGTCGATGGCTCCATGCTGGACACGTGCTGGGCCCACGCCGCCGCACCCAGCGGACCCACCACAGACTCCACGTCCTCCGGACGCAGCAGCCAGCGGGCCGCCATCGCTTCACGGCGGGCCAGCAGGCTCATCGCGTCTTCCAACCGGTTCGCCATGTCGTCCGGGCGCACGCTCAGTTGCTCCGCCTTCACGCTGGCCTCTGTGGCACTGCGTATCTGGCTGGAGGTCATGGCGTAGGCCAGTTCGGTGAGGCCGACTCTTTTGTCGAACTGCTCCGCCACAGCCTGCACGACCTTCCACAATTCCGGCGACACCTCCGGCAACTGGAAGACGGAGATGAGGTCGCCAACGCTGCGGCCAAGCGTCTCGGAAATCTCCACAACCTTGAACCCACGCTCGGACTGCGACAGGATTTGATCCTTGATGTCTTGGTCCGCCGCCTTGCTCACTCCCAGCAGCGTCTCGCAACTGGTGGCCACACGCTGGGCGATGAACGACATGGCAAAGTTCAGGAACCGGAGTTCCCCGATGCCCGGCTTGATGTGGCTGATCGGCCACAGGTATCCCGGCTTGCGGTGGAAGTCGAGTGCCACGAACGGCCAGCCGTTGGCTTCGGCCCAGAACGGGATCGGCCACTGGACAGCCCGGAACATGGTCGGCGGCACACCGGCCTCCTCGTCCACCGGCTCCTCCAAGAGCGACGGCGGCATGTTCAGCGGGTACGGGATGCCCTCGCAGACGACGATGTAGCAGTTGTCGCCCACCGCATCGAACGACCCAACCAACTCCTTTGGCGTGTCCTTCAGTCGGTCGCCCAGACCGGTCTTGCTCCAAATCTTCCAGTACGTGACCAGTTCGTTGGACTTGCCAGCCCGGCGGCCCTTGTACTGGGCCTCCTCGTCGGTGAACACGTCCGTACCCGTTTCCGACGGCTTGGCACCGTCCAGATGCCCCTGCAACTGCTCCCGGTCCAGCCCGTACTGGCGGGCCACAACGTCAATCGGGTGCGTGCAGCGACGGGCACACCACGTGATGTCCTCGATCTCGGTAGCGTCGGGGTCCATCGTGAAGTTGTCCACGCTGTCCGCGAACGACCCAATCACGCCGATGTTGGAGCCCGGCAGCGTCACCAACTCCGTCCACCACACCCCCATGCCCTTGATGATCGCTTCGTCCACCACCCGCCGACTGTGGGTCTTGAGGTCAAGTTCGGTCGGCGTGTAGTTCAAGTACCGCTCCATGAGCAGGGCGGCCACCTTGCGGACTTCGCTCAGGCGGATCGTCTCCTGAGCCGTCGCTTGGTAGGCCATCATGGACTGGTCGTCCGTCACGCCGACAACCTCTGGCGTCACGAACGGGTACTTGGCAGGCGTCACCGTCCGCACCGGGTTGCGGTGGTAGATGACGCTGCCAAACAACTTCACGGCCTCAAACACCCGGTTGACCTGCATCCGGATGGCCGGCGGGGCAATAGCCCGGTTGTAGCCGTACTCGTGCTTGGCGTAGCGGTCGTTCCAGAACCAGTTGTGGGGGCCGTCGAAGAACGCCAGCGCCTCACGCCCGTCGTCCGTAAACGGGCGCTTGTGCTTCAGCGACAGTTCGATCTTCTTGAGCCAGCCCTGCGCCAGAGAGCGCAGTGCATCCTCACCGGTTTTGGGTTCCACCGTTGTGCTTCCTTGCGAGGGCGACCTGTTCCGTCAGGGAGGCGATCTGCGACACCAGCGAGTCCATCTTGCGGAGTTGAGCCGTCTGCGGCGTGAACTCCCAGCAGCCCCACTGCCGCCACTCCGAATGCTCCTGAAGGCCCGGATCGTCCTTGTGGCGGACGGACGGGCGCTCCAGAAACCCGGTGTTCGGGTTGAACGTCAGGATGGAAACGGTGAACATTCCCGGCCGCTCCACGATCCACCCAAGCGTCGGCTCGGTGCAGTTGAGCGGGTCGTGATACCAGTACACGCTGTCGCCCACCTGAACCTTCGGGGGGCTAAAAGAATCCGTTTCCGTCGGCATGCTTTGCTCCTGTCTGGGGACCAAGAAATACGAAGTCGGCGGATTCAGCGGCTCGGCGTTTGTTCCGTTTCCGCACCCACTCGACGTACCATGGCTCCGGGCCGACATCGACTTTAGGCTTGTGCCAACGAGGTCGATAGGCACACAGGTACTCCAGACATTGGCAGGCATGGACCTCCCCCCGCGTGTTGGGCTGGTCCGTCACCACGTAGGTGCCCCCGACTAACTGGGTTTTGTGCTTGTACCGCTTCAATTCCCGCTCTAAATCGGGCACGGCACTGCGTAAAACCCGCAGGGAAGGCCGCCCGTCCGGCTTGATGTGGAGGTAGTTCCGGACGGCCGACATGCGGGCCTGAACGTCATCGCAGCCGGCGATAAAACTGTGGCCCGTCGTCTCGCTGGCCACCCCCTGAGCCTTGAGTTGCTCCGTATACAGTTCCACCGGGAGCCGGCCGGACCCGATCTCACGCAGCCGGCCGCCGTGCATGTCGATGATGAAGGCGTAGAAGTTCTGCCCCTTGCACTTCTCCGCCATCTTCTCGCCAAACACGATGGCGTTGCAGTTGCGGATGTAGAGTTGGTCGTAAATCAGCATCATGGACTCGTCCGGCGGCACGGCGGCGAACAGCACTGACGTGACCGCGTGTCCCGG